AACGTATCATGCAAAGAAACATTTAGAGACATATGGTGAGAATGTTATGTATGGTCATACCCATGATATACAAAGACATACTCAAACTAAACTTGGTGGTAATATTGCTGCTTGGTCTTTAGGTTGTTTAAAGAATATGTCTCATGAAGATAATAGATGGTTAAAGGGTAGACTACACAATTGGGGACATGCTTTTGCAATTGTTGATTGGTTTACTAATGGAGAATTTAAAGTAGAAGTAGTAGAGATTATAGATGGTAAAACAACACTATGGGGAGAAGTAATTGATGGAAACCACTAAAACAATTGGTGGAACAATGCAAGGTACTTCTATTAATTCTACTAGAAGAAAGTATAATTTAACAAAAAAGAAGAAGACTAAAAAGGTAACATTACGTGGCAAAGGGAATATTAAACATATCAAACTATAGTGGTGGTATCAATAACAAAACTAATAGTCGTGATTTACAGGACAATCAGTTTGAAGCATTAGATACACTCTCCATAGAGACACCTGGTAAGTTAAAGATTATGGGTGCTGCTACAGATTATTCTGCTAGTAATCCTGCTGATTTAGATGCTGAGGTTAATTATGGAAATGGTTTATTTCATTTTAATGCAGACTACGATATTGATGACACAACTGCATTCGTACAAAATAATGAAATGTTATTTATTAATACAGATACACCAAATGTTAAAGTATTTGAATTAAATAGCGATAAACTTACATATTCATCAAGAACAGATATTACTTATGGAGATACATTTTCTCCAGTTGTATATAGTGCTGTTGATGGAGTAGTAAGAATTACACCTACTAGTTTTCAGGAAACTAATAAGCCAATTAAATTACAACATATAAATGAACAATATTATATGGGTAATGATAGTTTAAGTACATCATTTCAAGATACTACTTATAATACTTCTTCTGTTATTAGTCCTACTTCTACATCAGTTCAAACAGATAGTAGTGATGAAACATCTGATTTTTCAATAGATGATATTGTAAAATTTGAATATAGCTTTACAATTGGTTCTGAAACTTATACTATTTCAAGTAATCCTGTAACGATAACTGGTGTAACAAATACTGAAATACAATTTGATGCTTTTGGTCAAACAATTCCACAAGGTGCAAATATTTATAAACAATTAGCAAACTCTAATCATTTATTTTCTGTAAAAGGTTGGAAAAAATTAAATACTGAATTACCAGAAGTAACAGAATCAGAAGTTAAAGTATGGAATTTTAGTAATAGATATACAAGTAGTGAATTTATACAAGATAGTGGAGCAACTACTACACAGAATATTCCAAATGACACTACTGTTTCATTTACTGTTTCAGATGGAACTAAGTTTAAAATAGGTGATTTAATTAAAATTACAAGCGAGTATATGCATGTTACAAATATATTAAGCAATACTTTAACAGCAACTAGAAATGCTTGGGGGTTAGTAGAAACTCCTGCTAGTATATCTAGTGGAGCATCAATTTCTTATGTTTATTATACTACATGGGGAGAAATGCATAGTATTCCTATTACTCAAGTTGGTTCTAATCCATTTTATACAGGTACTTCATCTACTGGTAAAGGTAATTTAAATGTTGCTTTTTGGACTGGAGATAGACCTTATTCTAATAGTGATTCATTACCTGATGATAATAGTGGTACATTTTTTAGTACAACAGATAGTATAGTTTATATTTATAGTGAAATAGTTTATTTGGATAATCAAGTCAGTCCTTTAAAATTAGAAACAACATTACAAGGTGAAAAAGTTAATCAATGTTTACATGCAAGTTTATGGGGAAGAATCCCTGATATAGACAATATAAAAAGTGTAAAGTTTTATTATAGCGAAGTAAAAGCTAATTATGTATTAGAAGATACTACGCAAACTCAAGCAGCAGAAGATTATAATAAGAATAGAATAAAGTATTTATTATTTGAAGTAGATTTTAGAAAAGGAATACGTTATGCTGCTGGAAAAGATTATTATAAATTTGATAGCATTGTTCATCAAACAGCATCAAAATCTTTAGTTTCTTATCCCCAAACAAGTCAATCATATTTGTATGGGTTAGCTACTGTTAATGATGATAGAATATTGTTAGGTAATATAGAATTAAAAGATAAACCTGAAAATGTAGCTGCAGAAGTATATATTGATAATGGTAAATATATTATGGGAGCTTTTGGTACAGGATATAAAGCTAGTACTGTAGCAAATAGAAGATTATACATTGGTAATGTAAAATATTCTGACCCTGTAACTGGAGACTTAAAAACTGCTAATGATACTATATTTAAATCTAATGTTAATGCTTTTGATACATTTACTTATGAAAGCAGAATAGATGTAGAAATTAATGACGGTGATGATATTATAGCACTAGAATCATTGTCAGGTAAATTATTAGAGTTTAAACGTAATCATTTATACATTATTAATATATCAAGAGACATAGAGTTTTTAGAAGCAACATTGGAATATAAAGGTTGTTTAAAAGATTATCACGTTGTACGTGGTGAAGGATTTATTGCTTGGTTTAATGAATATGGGTTTTATTTGTATGATGGTAGACAATTAACTGATTTACTATTAGATACTGCTGGTCAACAACGACTTGTTTGGTCTAATTATTACAATGTAAATAACGTTATAGGTTATGACCCTATTGAAAAAACTATTTTAATATTGAATAAAAATCAAAAAGTAATTGCATTTGATTTAAAAGCTAGAGCATTATACTACAGAAGTAAAGGAAATAGCACTAATGATATGACTAATATTGTTACTGCTAATGATGGAACTTTAGTGTGGTTTGACAAATATGATAGCACAAATGTTGAATTACGTAAGTTTTCTATTGCTCCTAGTAAGCTAGATAGCCAAAATATTGACGAGATTGCCCTTAAAACGAAGGAATTTACTTTTGGCAAGCCAAGTGTCGATAAAAAAATAATAAGCGTGTATTTGAGCTATAAAAATGGAGATGGTGTTTATTTATATGGATTTAGAGATGATGGGGAAGAAGAACTTTTAGCTACATTAGATGGTAGTTCTGAGACTGAATTTAAAACTCTACATATTCCACTTAGAAAAGCTAAGACTGAATTTGTCAATAGAAAAGCTTTTGATAAAGTGAAAGGGTTTGGACTGCGTTTTTCTGGGTCTAATGTAGCTCTTAATTTTGAAGTAAATGATATTCAAATAATATTTAGAGAAAAGAGTGTGAAGTAATGAAAGATATTGTATTTGATATGATTGAAGAAGTTAAACAGCAGATGGAGACACCTGCTAAAGTTTTTACAGAAAAACCACAGACTGGTGAAGGTAAAAGTGGTAGTAAAAGAATTGTAAAGGAAGGTAATCAAGTTTACTTGTATTATAAGGTTGATAATGAATGGTATAAAACAGAATTGGAGAAAGCGTAATGGCTAGGATTGGAGACGTTGAAGTTTATCGTAGTGGAATAGGAAGTTTATTAGAAGCAGCAAGACAAGAAGAAGCTGCATTTAATGACCCTTTTGTTCAGGCAATGAAATTTGGTACACAAGTTTCTGAATCATTGCAAACAGCAATGGTGCTTGAACCTAAAAGAGAAGCATTTATGGAAGGATTAAGAGGTAAACAAGAACCATTTCAAAGTGATGAATTATACGGTAGAATTACAAGCAAAGCTATTGGAGATGTTGGTGGGGATGCTATTCAAAATATTGCTAAAGAAAGATTGGGAGATGCATATAGTGCTGATATGAAATATAAAATGGATGCTCAAGGCAATATTGTTCCTGATTTTGATTTAAATATGAACATATCAGGCATAGGTACACAGAGTATGGAAGAAAGATTTAAATTAAAAACTCCTGATACTAGAAATATGACTGAAATTAAAAAACAAGCAGATGCAAATTATAATCGTTTAGCTAAATTTGAATATATACCAGGTGCTAGTCAAGACTTAACTTATGGTGACTATACATTAATAAATCCAGCATCAATTAAAAATAATACAGATTTAATTATAAAGAAAGTATATGACCCTGAGGGAGCATTTAAAAAAAAATTTGAAAGCGTAGCAAAAGAAACTGGTACAGGTCCAGCTTATCTTAGAGGAGGAGCAGCTTATCTTTATGAATGGCTATCAACTCCATATTATATAAAAGCAGGTTTTAATACTAGAGAAGAATATGATGCAGCAAGAGCTAGAGGAGAAATATAAATGGAAACATTTTATAATAAATTAAGAACATTGTTAGAACAAAGAGAATCTAACGAATCAAAAGTATACAAAGATTCTACAGGTAATTTAACTGCTGGTATAGGACATAAACTTACAGCAGGTGAATTAGTTAAATACAAAGAAGGTGATGTTATTCCAGATAATGTTATTGAAGAATGGTATAAAAAAGATACTGAAACATCTGTTAATGCTGCTATGAAACAAGCAAAAGAATTGGGTATTGACAATGAAGATTTTTTAGTAAATTTAACTTCTGTTAATTTTCAATTAGGACAAAATTGGAATAAAAAATTTCCTAGTGCATATCAAGCATTGAAAGATAAAAGATATGACGATGCTATTAAAGAAATCAATACTACTTCAAAAGGTGAACCATCATTATGGAAAACACAATCACCAACAAGAGTAAATGATTTTCAACAAGCAATTGAAGGATTGAAGCAACCAACTATAAGTGAAGAAGAAATGCAAAAAATGCAAATAAATCAAGTGTTATCAGATGATTTAGCTATGAAATTTAATTTGGATGCAGCAATGTATTACGGTTTTGGTATGAGAAAAAAATCAAATAAAGGAGATAAATAATGGCTGATTGGAAAGCAGTAGGCGAATTTGCAAAAGCTAATCCTTATGTAACAGCTGCAGCAGTTATTATAGGTGGATTTAGTTATTTTAGTGCTAGAAAAGCAGAAGAAAGAAGAAGAAAAAGATTGAAATCTGAAATGGAAGCAAGTATTGGAAGAATCCAAGAAGATATTCCAGAATTAATGTCTGAATATGAAAGACAAGCAGATTTATATAGGGCACAAGGAAATGTTGCTGGTGCTCAAATCTATGAAAATGCAATGTTTCAATTGCAAAGTGGTGGACAAACTGGTTTAGCATATGGTAGAGAAAATGTACAACGTGAACAAATGGCTGGGTTATTAGGTCAGCGTTTACAAGGAATTAATCTTTCTTCACAAAGAAGTATTTATCAAACACAAAATCAGTTAGCAAGTGAATTAAATAGACAACAAATAAATATTGACCAAATTAGAGCTAATTATGCAAAACAAGGCATACCTTCTACTGAAGTTAATATTGGTGATGTGAATACATTAAAATACGTATAGGAGAAAAAAATGGCAGATTTATTTGAATCAAGAGTAAAAGCTTTTAGGGAACTAAGACAAAGTTTACAGCAGTTAGGAGAACCTACAGGTTTGGATGCTTATAGAGAACGTTTAGAAATACAAAGAGAAGTTAATAAAGAAGCTTTATTAGATGCTGAATCTATGATGGCTAAATTAAGAATGCAATCTATGATTGCTGATGAAGCTTATGCACAACAAGAAAAAGCAGCTGCTAGAGCTTTAGCAGAAACAGAAGCAGAGTCTGCATTAGCTATTGCTGGTTTAGAAAAATATGATAAAAAACGAGGTATTTTTAATCAAAGAGAATTTCAACCTGGAGAAGAGTTTAGATTCTTTCGTGTATTTAAAAAGTTTGAACCTAAGTCTTTATTAGATGTAGCTACACCACGTATACAAACAATTGCAATGGAGTTAAGAAATGTTCAAAAACAAGAAAAAGCTGGCATTGCTGGTTCTGGACAACGTAGACAAGCTTTAATGCAAGAAGTTATTGAACTGCAAAGTGATTTGAGTAATTCTTTTGTTCAAGAAAAAATGAGTAAAAAAGCTGACGAAGGTGAAAAAAGTTTATATAATCAGTATCTGGCTATTTTATCAGATGCTTACTCTTATTTAAATAAATAATGAATAGTACCTATCAATATTATAAAACCTTACTTGATAAGGGAGTTCTTGACGAACGTAAATTTGTACAAATGTCTACAGGTTTATATAACAGAAGTCCTGAAAATTTTTCTAGTGATGAATTAGATGAACTAGAAAAGTCTGCTAAAGGTATTGGTATGCAATTTCAACGTAATCTTGAAGATGATGAAAACAAAATTATCAGTGCAGTTAATCAGTTAGTTAGTGGTGTAGTAGAAGGATTTACTACTTTTGGATATGCAGATGACCCTAAGACTGAAACAGAAGCTTTATTAAATAAAATGGGGCATTTGATTGGATTTGCTCCCGATATTATTGCTGGTGTTTTATCGTTTGGTACTGCTCCATTAGCTAAACGTGGTGCTTTAAAAGGAATTAATTTAGTTAGAAAACAAGCAGCTGATGCTGTGCAAGAAAATTTAGGTAAATTTGGTGCAAAATATATACCACAATTAACTAAAGAAGTTACTGAAAAAGTAGCTGGTAAAGAGATTAAACAATTACAATTACGTTCTGTTCCAATGCGTGTAGCTGATTGGTTTGTAGATAATGCAGCATCAGCTATTGGTAGTACAGAAATTCTTAAAAATAACTTTTTATTATCTAAAATGACTCCTGGTATGCTTGATATGGTTAAGCAATCTGCTCACTTATCAGCAGCAATGGCTATTTCATCACGTAAAGCAGCAGTATCTGGTGATTGGGAAGCAGTTCGTCAATCTGTAGTACATGGAGCATATGCTGGTGCTGTGTTTGGTGGTATTAGTAATTATCTTAAAATAGGAGAAATGTTTGCTGCTAAAGAAGTAGGAATGAGTTTAAGGGCACATAATATTCTTAAAGGTCGTGCTTTAGAAATGTATAAAACAATGAAAGGTCAAGGATTAAGTCCTGGTGGAGTAGATATTGTTAATATGGTTACAAGAGGTATTGCTGGTTCTGCTTTTACTGGTGCTCCTTTAACTGTACAAGGTGCTCCAGCACCTGACCAAATTTATGAATATTTATTAGGATTCTTTTTTGGTGCATCTGGTAGACCTAAAGCTGAATTAGATGTACATAAAGCATTTAGAGAAGATAGTCATAAAATATATAAAAGTGTTATTATTGATAAAACAACTGGACAAAAAGAAAATGTTCCTGTTGGATTTGCAGAAGATTTAACAGCTTGGAAAACATTTACTCCACAACAAAAAGAATATGCAAAACAAAGAGAAGCTGAAATATATGAAAATCATAAAAATACTATTTTTGAACCACCTGCAGAAGGTCAAGAAAGAAATGATTTTATACAAGCTTTTCTTGAAGTATCTAATAAATCATATCAAGAATTAACTCCAAAACAAAGAACTGAAATTCAAGAAAAAAGAAACTTCAATAAATTTTTATCTGAACAAACAAAAAAAGTACAAGAAAAATTACAAGTTGATTTTGAAAAAGAATTAGCTAATGAAATGGCTGCTAGAGAAACAATGCCTGATATAGATAAATCTATGTTAGAAGTTGGAGATACTATTGAAGTGTTTACTAATTTTGGTGGAGTAGAACCAGTAGAAGTTCATAAAGTATTTAAAAATGGAAATGTTCGTATAAAAAATGAATCAGGACAAATTTTTACCTTAGATAAAAGTACGTATATAACTGAAAATTTATATGACCCTACACGCAAAATAACTAAAGAACAATCTAAAAAATTTGCTGGTAAAGAAATTGGTAGTTTACGTAAAGAAGATTTACAAGAATTAAAAAAAGAATTAGATGCTAAACAAAAAGATATTTTACAACAAGTAAAAGATAAAACAATTGAACAAGAAAAAGCTATTGATTTATTAACTAGTCAAAATAAAATAAGTACAATGGCTAGAGAACAATCTATTCGTATAAATGATATACCATCTGACACTTTAACTGCAGCAAGAGAAGTAGCAAAAGACCCTAAAAAACTATCTACTGAATATGATAAAGAAATTGATATAGATAATGATACTTATTTAGGCGACAATGACCCTGTTTACACTATTGTTGATGCATTAAACCAGCAATATGGAGAAGGTTATCAAACATTAGATATAGCTATGCAAATAAAAAAAGCTGCTACTAAAGCTAATGATAGAGATACTTTTAAACAATATGTAAAAACATTCTATGATAAGATTCCATTTAGTAATGAACAATTAAATGAAATTTATTTTAATAGTTCTGGAAAGTTTGTACAAAATGGTAAAAAATTTAAAGCAATATCAGTACCTAAAGACATAGTAACAAAAAAAATTACTGCAAAAAATGGAGAAACAGTTGAAGTAGAAGTAGAACTTCCAACTATAAAATATGAAACTGAAATAGGAAAAGCACCTAAAGAAAGTTTAGAAGGTGAAAATTTAGAAGTTGTTCA